GCAATAGATTGCCTTTGATTGACCCTCAAAATTGAACGTGGGGCCCTTTTTGCAACCAATTTCTATGCAGCGCACATTTTTAATGTCAATCATCCCATCTTTTTTGTGCGTTGCGCAATAGATTGCCTTTGATTGACCCTCAAAATTGAATACTGGTTGCTTTTTGCATCCAATTTCTATGCAGCGCACGCTTCTAATATCAATCATCCCATCTTTTTTGTGCGTTGCGCAATAGATTGCCTTTGATTGACCCTCAAAATTGAACGTGGGACGCTTTTTGCATCCAATTTCTATGCAGCGCGCACTTTTAACATCAATCATCCCATCTTTTTTGTGCGTTGCGCAATAGATTGCCTTTGATTGACCCTCAAAATTGAATACTGGTTGCTTTTTGCATCCAATTTCTATGCAGCGCACACTTTTAACATCAATCATCCCATCTTTTTTGTGCGTTGCGCAATAGATTGCCTTTGATTGTCCCTCGAAATTGAACGTGGGACGCTTTTTGCAACCAATTTCTATGCAGCGCACATGATTAATATCAATCATCCCATCTTTTTTGTGCGTTGCGCAATAGATTGCCTTTGATTGACCCTCAAAATTGAATACTGGTTGCTTTTTGCATCCAATTTCTATGCAGCGTACATTTTTAATATCAATCATCCCATCTTTTTTATGCGTTACGCAATAGATTGCCTTTGATTGTCCCTCGAAATTGAACGTGGGACGCTTTTTGCAACCAATCTCCGCGCAATATGTGGGCATTTAATAATGCACGATTATATTATTCAATATTTTGATAATATTTCGGCGCATAACAGTGTATTTGGGTTATCTGCTGTGCGGACGAACAAACAAAAAAAAGAAATCGCCCACATTTATGCTATAACCGCGCGCTTCGCAGAATAACGCGCGCGATATACGCGAGTAAAGGCGCGCATTCGCGCGCAAAGTCGCGCGCTGGCGAGTCACATCCAAGCCTAGGATGCATTGCGCGCAAAAATGTCGCGATTGCAATTGGATTCGATGTCAAGCGCGCATTATTCGCGCGCGGAGACGCGCGCGCAAATACCTCGCGCCCACATAGACCATTATAGCGCGCGCCGTGCATTTTCGCATCCAGATTAATCCATGGAGATAAATTGAGGAATTTAACGCAATCATCAGCGTCACAATTTTCGCATGCGACCGAAAATGGATTGCTGCGCTCCGTTTCTTGATTTATATTCGCGCCATGACGCATCAAGAACTTGCGACTGCCCGCGGGCATCGCTTGATACATGAGATACGTTAATCCAGAGTGATCCACGCGATTCAAATCTAAGCCATGTCGCATGAGACACTCGAGCGCGCAATGATTCTTGCTGCTTGCAATTACATACACTGCCATTAGTTCCTTGCGCATAATTCTAGAGAGTTCAGTCGCACTTATTTGCGCGAGTATAACTTCCATTGTCTCAACAACTGGTTGCGCTAAATCGCGAACTTCATGTCGCGGAATATCGCACGCTTGATAAAGCATCGCAAGGAGATCATCCGTGTACAAATCAATGATTATTCCGCGCGCGAACATGTCGCGCAATACTTCGCTTTGGTGTTTCATACACAAGATCTCAAGGAACGTCACTGGTACACTTCTGTCCGGCATGCACATTGTAATTGCGGGAAAGTATGGATCATAATCACCATTGGATGATTGCAGAAATAGGCGCGCAACGCGCTCAAATGAATCCATACATATACGATGCGAACATCGAATTCATTTTTGCGCGCGCAAAAATGAATATCGTGCGATTAATTACTCAACAGCAATGTTCACACCCAAAGCTATTCTTGAGTGCGAAACCGCGAACGATATGCTTATGCGCGGTGTTCATTGTAATGACGTGGAATTGTGCACTCGCGCGCGCATTAATGGCGCAACGAACATCAATGCGATGCTCTTTAAGGCAACGTGTGCCGGGTCGCGTGATCTTTGTTGTCTTGCGATCAAATGGGGCGCAAGCAATGTCAATGATATGCTCATGATTGCTACAAGTATGGGTAATCGCGAGTTATGTTGCATCGCGCGCGAAAATGGATCGTGCAATTTTAATGATATGCTCCACGAGGCTGCGCTCGCGGGTGATTACGAGCTATGTGGTCTCGCGCGCGATTGGGGCGCAACAAATTTCGAGGATGTGTTCGAAATCGCAGTGAATTCCGGTAATCGCGAACTAATTGATTTCGCGCGCGATAATGTGATTGCCCGGTGCAACGTACTCGCGATTAGGCATAGTCTGTTTAATACTCGGCTCTATCCGCCAGTTCCTGGGATTGCGTGAAAACGCGCAACAATCTTTTTTCGTGCACAAAAAAATGAATGCAAATCTTGCAGCATAAAATGACACTGTTCGACTCGCTTGATGATTTTCTCGTGCGCTATGTTGCGTCCTTTATTCCTCTAAGCTTGCGCATGCCATTACGCTCCACTTGCGCGCGCATGCGCGCGCTTTGTCCCGCATCCGCGAATGCGCGCGCAAACGAAATTCTTGTGTATGGCGCGCGCATTGGAAACGTAGAACTGTGTACGTTCGCGCGCGAACGCGGCGCAAATGCGTATAACGATATGCTCGCGGAAGCAACAACATCTGGTAATCGCGAGCTTTGCATTCTAGCACATCAATGGGGTGCAACAGACTTCGATAATATGCTCAAGATTGCCGCGCAAACTGGAAATCGCGAGCTTTGCGTTCTAGCGCACGATTGGGGCGCAACATATATGTATGGAATGCTTATACATGCGGCATCATACGGAAATCGCGAATTATGCATGCTTGCACTAGAATGGAATGAGTACGTGGGCAATGAGTGTTGTAATTACGAAAATATATTTATCTCGGCCGCGCGCCATGGTAAACGCGAACTTTGTGAATTCGCTTGCCAGAAAAGTCTAGCCGTTAAAGAAATATTTAATTATGAGATAATTTTGTATGTGTCTGCGAGTGGTGGACTCCGTGATATTTGCGAACTCGCGCGCAATCAGTGTATAACTGATGGGATACGCATAGATTACTATCAATTTCTTGCATGTGCCGCATCCGGTGGCCATTGCGACATGTGCAAACTTGCGCGCGAATGGATTTTAGCAAATAATTGCGATCCTGTGTCATTGCGCGCGTATCTTGCGAACGCGATGCTAGTGACTAATCGCAAACAACATTATGAAGCCCATGAATTTCTATTGAAATGGTTTATTTCATTGGGACCTCTGCTTGGAAACTCTACCGCACCCGATTGTATAATGCAATATGCCACTGAACGCGACGCGGAAACGATAACACTCACTTGCAAATATCATGTGACGCCATGGAATGATTTGTTCCATTTCGCGCAATTTGGTCGCCTAGATTTATGCATCAAAGCGCGCGAGATGGGCGCAACCGGATACGATATAATGCTCCATAGCGCGGCATGCGGGAATCAACGCGAGCTTTGCATACTTGCGCGCGATTGGATGCTCGCAAGCGGACGGATACCAGATGTTGATCGTATGTTGCTCGTGGCGACGCGATATAATTACCGCGATCTTTGCATACTTGCGCGCGAATGGGGTGCGGCTCGCTCACATGATATGATGCGAATCATAGTGGAAGATGATATCCGCGATCTCGTTCATCTCGCGCGCGAATGGATGGGAGATGATTTGCGAACATTTGAGCTCACAAATCTGCTTTATATCGCATTCCAAAATAATAACATTTGGATGTGCAAACTTCTGCGTAAATGGGGTGCCGGATGGGATGATATCACGCTCTATCATGCAATTGCGTCCAATGATTTGTGTATATGCAAACTTGTGCGCGAATGGGCGCAAGCTGATGGGCGGCCCCTTGATCCAAATACAGTTCTTGTGAAAGCAACCATTCAGAATCGCTTTCGCGTGTGCGAACTCGCGCGCGAATGGGGAGCAACGAATTACAATGAGATGCTTGAACTGGCCACGCGACATTCCCTTCCGTCTCTGTGTAAACTTGCAGTTCAATGGGGTGCGACTAACATCAATAGCGCATTGTGTATTGCTGCCGGACATCACAATCTTTCCTTATGCAAGTACTTGTGCGATTTGGGCGCAACAGATTTTGCAGGTATATTGCGTCTTTCTGACATAGTAGAGGAAATACAAGATTGGGCGCGCGAAAAAATGCAATAATCTTTATTTTTTTCGTTGCGCGCGGAAAAATGAATCGCGCGAAGAATATTTATTCCAAATGATCGCCACCATTAATCCGCACTCGCTCACACCCGAAGATTGCCTTATCTATGGCGCTAAAACGCGCAATCTCGCGCTCTGCAGATTCGCGCGCATTAATGGCGCTCGCAATTTCAGCGCATCACTGAGAATCGCAGCGTCACATGATGATCGGGATATTATTCTTTGGTCGCATTATACCGCCGAAAAAATAAGCGTGGCATTAGACTACGAGAGTGCGATAAGTGCCGCATTTAAGCATAATTATCCGCGAGTACTTACCATAATTGAAGATCTGGCTCGCGAGTTGGGTATCGCGCTCAATTACGATAACATTCTATGCGCAGCTGCGCGCTATGGCCACCGCGAGATTTGCATGCTTGTGCACGATCGCGCAACTTCATATGATCGCGCGCTTGGATGCGCGGCATTCAATGCGCAATTTGATACTTGCAAGCTCATACTAGATTGGTGTGCGACTCGCGATCTCGCGCAATCTTTGAACATCGCACTGTTCGAAGCCGCGCGTGGCGATCACGGCGAATTATGCGATCGGTTATACGATATCGCGGGTGATCTTGCGATACAAATAGATCTCGTGCAAATGGCGCGTGGAGCAATCGCGGGCTTCCACATCAATCTTTGTCTCAAAGCGTACGCAATATCGCGCAAATGCGTGCCCAAGATCACTATTATTCTGCACGCGCCGGAATTCGAAGAAATGATGCATCTTGCGATCACCAATGGTTCGAAGAATGATTGCTGTATAGTTCGCCGATGGGCACGAGCCGCTTGTATCCCTTTGGATATGGAAGCATTATTTAAGTTCGCAATACGGAACTCACCTCGTCATCAAATTGCGAATGTTGCACACTGGGCGCGCAATGTATTGTACGCATTCAATTATGAGACGGCAATGCGAATAGCCGCGGAAGCTGGTAATCTAGAAGGATGCGAGTACGCGCGATCAAAAGGCGCGCACAATTACGAGCAAATGCGCGAGATCGCGACTGCGCATGGTTACACATTACTTGAAACTTGCGCGCGCGAATGGATAGATGCGCGCAATGCTCGCCCTGAGGATGAGATTTACGCGCGCGAATGGATAGATATACTCAACGCTCGTTTTGAGGATCCATAGCGCGCGAATTCTTTTTTCCATTGCGTCAAAAAAGAGAATCGTTGGACTTAGCGCGATCATCGTCCCATGAGTGCGCGAATTTCGCAATCTCGCGCCTATTGTAGAGAATCGCATACTATTCGCGCGAGATCCAGACGCGCGTTCTTCGCACTCCCATTTGCGCGCGAGTTTGCAAATATCCATGTTCGTGATGCCTTGCGTTATTGGACACAGCATTTGATTGTAACACTCCGTGAGGCGATGAGAGTAATTTGCGCGCGCCACCCACGCGCGTGCGAGAACACAAATATCAACAGCATCATCGCGCGGCATGTGTACGTGACGCATTGCATTCTCACTTGGCGCTTCTTTGCGAACAGCTTGGGCTAAACCTGACACGTTAATCGCTCCTCCCACCCATTCGCGCGCGATGACCTCCGCGCGCGGCCATTATTGTCATAGTAGTGTAGCGCTAACGAGACGTATCCACGATACCAAGTGTATGCGCGTCAATCGGATAAGCCGGGCTCGCGTTGTAACGTATCGCGCGAAACGTGCACTCGCTCGCGCGATCTGGGATTCGAATGCCAGTTTCTGACATCGTAGATAACTTTCACATATATTGTGGCGCGCGAAATGCGTAAATTGATGCACTCCTATCGTCGCGGCTCCCGTTGGTCGTGGCTCCTATCGTCGCGGCTCCCGTTAGTCGTGGCTCCTATCGTCGCGGTTCCCGTTGGTCGTGGCTCCTATCGTCGCGGTTCCCGTTGGTCGCGCGTGCAAAAAAAGAACTTAAGCGTGCATGCGCAGCCACACGTCCATGATTACCACAACCATTTGCTGGTTGCAGATCATGGCGCGGTGACGTGCGTCGGTCACGCCCATGCGCACGTCCAAGCCGGCCGCATCCAGCATGCGACACGCGATCAGACACATCCCGAGATTCGAACACTCTGCAGCAATAGCCAGCAGAGTGTACGGATCCACGCGATGCGCCCACATGTACAGAACGCTACTGCAGAACTCTCCGCTGCGCGTTTCGATGCAAATGCGCGCGAAATCTTGGATACACTCGCGGGAGCCAGTGTACCACTCGCCAGTTGCGTGTAGAGCGTTGTAAGCGCGCTTGCAACCTGCGATGTTGATCATTTGGGCGTTCTCTAGGAGATCCGTCCAAAGGGAGTTGTTGACGTTGATAGATGTCATTGTTATGTTTTTGAGGGTGCAAATTCAAAAAAAGCGCGATCATCATAATCAATGATTTGGGTTAATAACGTATGTACACGCGCATAGTGGCATATGAGCGTCGCGCAAGACCACATTAGTGTGCGGTTCAGGCAACTCCAATTCATGCAATGGATATGGTACGCCAGATTCAGGTACATTCCGCTGAGTCGCAATAGGAATATGTGTGTATGGATTCGGTCGCTCGGTGTCCTCATATTTTAGTCCACTCGCGCGATTTGCATATTGTACCATAATACGATCAAATTCGCGCCATAATTCGCGATAATCGTTCTCTAGTGTGAGTGACGATATGAACGCTTCATTAATTCGCGCGTAATTGTCTACATATGTGGTGCAAAAGCAATAAATGAGCATTTCAAAGTGATGATATTTCGCGGCATTGCGGGCGATATAAGTTAAATACGTGTGATATTGCCCATCAAGAAGATGATGCTCCACATTTTGAAGCACATCAACCAAACCATATTTAGCAATCATTTCTTGCATCGTATGGTCATCGTCATGATATTTCATGTACATCATTATCAAATCCGTGTCATGATGCGCGCAGATGCATTTCAATATATGCTGACTGAAATGTAGTCGCGCGCAAATCGCGCACACCATCGGATCGCGCAATCCTTCGCGAGTGCGCGCGAGTTCGATGTCGAGTCGCGCGATAAGTTGCTCAGTCGTCATATCACTCAAAATCGCGGATATTTGCGCACCTTCCATATGCGCGTAAATATCTGCGCACAACTTCTCTGGAACTATACTTGTTCCTTGAAAGATAATTGGCCCCTTTTTGTTCATCATAGGAAAGCGCAAGTTCATGTCGGCGCGCTCTTTATTCTCCAATGGAATTGTGTATAATTCGCTCGCAAGAATGCGCCATACTTCTTGATCGGTCGCGACCAACGAACGCGCGCGCGGGTTTTCGCGCACATTCACGTACCATAATCCATACTCAAAGAGCGCTTCGTATAACCACTTGCGCGCGCAACATGCGTACTGGGTGCCAATGCGCGCGCTGCGTTCTCCAAATGCGAAATTGTTATACCATGGTACCCACAAATAGATGTCTGGCGCCTCGTAATAGAAGCGTGCGCCTACGAGTTGCGGATTGTTGATTTGCAGTACATTAGCCATAGTTATACATTCGCGCGTGAACGTGTAAATTGCGCACACACAAAAAAAGAATCTCTATCCCCAGAGCTCTTTGATGGTCGCTCCGTTCCTCAGGCGCTCTCTTTCGAAAAGCGTCACAGGAAATCTTTCACGGTGCGCGGTAACAGTGCCAAGGCACTTCTCGGTCCAACAACTTGAACCGCATTCGCCACAATGTGGTTTATCGGGCGCGAATCCTTCAAGTGCTTCGGAAACAAGATCACAGAGTGGGCAAATTGTGCGGTAATGAGGAATAAATCCGTCCATGTTTATCTACTTCACCGAGATTCATTTTTTTGAATTCGCGCGCTCAAAGTATATCATGGAAGTACCTGCTAACACTTGCAACTACACCTACGAACAACTAAGGGCTCTGGCGCGCGATTTGCTCCATACTCAACGCTATGAGCTCATACGCGCGCACATGCGCCAATCGTCGCGCTTTGCGACTGTAATGGTCTTTGAGATCACTCGTTACGCTCTCGTTGGAAGCGTTCCGACGATGTGGGCGCTCTTTGATGCAGATCAACAGTTCGCGCCACCCTGCAATCTCATAGACACGACCTGCAACAGTGTTTCTCTTGCAGAGATCGAAGAGTGCGCAAGTCCAATTTGCGCGCGCGAGATGTTCGCGCAGATGTAAATAGGAGGGTTCTTTTTTTTGAATTTGCTTATGCTAAGATCATTCATAATGGAGAACACCACAAGTTACCATAATATGTCTGTCATGCGCTTTGTTCGCGAAATGCTCTTCGATCGCGTCTGCGCGCGCGAACTTGAGCTTATGCTCGCGTATAAGCCGATTCCATGCGAATCATGGTACCGCGCGTTTGTGCGCTGGCAACGCGACGAGAACGAAGAGATACCAGGTATGCCTTTGATGTCCATTGCGGATTTCAGTGCCGCGATCGTGCGTTTCACTCCGGCGCGCGTTCAAAGGGCGCGTGGAGTTTGCACCTGGATCTATTGTCCGCAACTGAACCCCGGATTGGTTTATGATGCGGAATCCGGAAATTTTCATTCGGGAAATGAAAATCTCTGAGCGGATTTCTTTTTTTCCTTTCGTCGCGCAAAAAAGAACCGCGCGTCATTACGCGCGCATTGCGCCTTCCAGCATGGCACCAATGGCACCATATGCGGCGCGAGAGAGCGGATGCTCGCAGAAAGTGACGCGCGCAAAACGCGCTATGTCACAATCGTACGCGTGTACATCCGCGTCATCGCGATGGCACACTTCATCGCGGATGTGCCACGACTCGATTTGTACAGAGCCAGTCGCGCGCGCACGAGCGTCTGCGTTACGCAGAAGCTCAGCGGTCGCACGAGCAAGATACGCAAACTGAGGCATACTAAATATGAATGGAATTTCCATTGAATATATACAGCCTCGCGATTCATATTTTATGGACAACAATGGGCGCGCGACCAACGGAAGCGCGATAATAGAAACCGCGACCAACGGAAGCGCGCAAGTCAATGCTTGTTTGGATGACGCGCGAGATGCAGCCATGGGTGCGCAATTCCTTGGTATACGCTACGAAGAGACACTAACGCGCGCCGCGCGCAGCGGTAATAGTATCTTGTGCATCTTTGCGCTTGAATCAGGAGCGACAAATGTTGATGATGCATTCTTTATTGCGCGATTTGGCGATCTCAGCGTGTGCGATCGCGCACGCACAAAGGGCGCGCGAGATTTCGCACTAATGATGAAATGCGCGGCATTCGGCGGATATTGTGATCTTTGCGAGTTCGCAGATCAATGGATTAGCGAGTATCCCGCGATTACAATTCCAATATCAGCGAACGAACCCGATCGATACGTGCGAGCATGCGCGGCTGCCGCGCGTGGCGGACATCGCGAGACTTGTGAATGGGCATACGCGCATATGCGCGCGATGGCTAATCAGATCGCGTCACCATGTCCGCTTACTGAGGTTCTCGCGCAAGCCGCTCGCGGTGGTCATCGCGACATTTGTAATCTCGTACACAAATGGGCGCGCGAAGATGGCGAAATATTATGCTACGAACCAATGTTTTATCAAGCCGCGCGTCATAATCTCCGCGAATTTTGCGATCTAGCGCGCATGTGGTCATATGAGGATGGCGAGAGACTTGATTATACAATAATAATGCCTCAAGCCGCGCACGATGGCGACGACGAGATTCGCTACTATGACGCGCGTTACTAGGCGCGCACAGAAAAAATGAATCACGTCCAGCTTAATTATTGTAATGACAACATTCCCAACTAAAGCAGGTGCACAGTGGCTGATAACGGCAACAGAGCTCTTCAAGGACTCATTTGATGACGAAATTATTGAAATGATCACCATGAGTCCAGCAGCTGCGACCGCGCTCCTCTTCGTCGCAGTTGAACAAGCATGGAGTGTTGGACACTCCATGGACGATCTGCCAATCGCAGATTGGTTCGCAAACGCAAAGTTTGCATCGCCCGTGTCAGTTGGCATTCACGGATGCAACTCTACGGACTTTGGAGAGATTTATGATGTCGCGCTGAACGCAACAGACTCTCTCCGCGCGCAATGTGGCGAAATCAGTGCGCTGGAAGCTGGGATAGCGCTCTGAGCAATTCTTTTTTGCGCGCGCGATCGATTGTACACTAATGAAGAGCCCACTACAAAAGATGTTTTCCGATGCGCCGCAGCGCGTTGATTACAATGCTGTGCCTGCGAAAGCCGCATCTGGTGGTTCCCATAAGATTTGCAAACTCGCGCGCGAATGGATGAATATGCGCGCACAACATTCGCAAAATTGCGCGCGGAAAAATGAATCGCGAGGTTCCTGAGTAATCAATGGACGCATATTTGTGTCAAGCAGTCGCGCGCTTTATGCACATAAGGGATTTCTGGTCATTCATTTTCGCGCACGCGAACATTTCGCGCAGCCTGTTCGCGCGCGAAATTGCGATTATCAACGAAGAAAGCAAGAGACAACGCGTTGAGCCTCTAATGAGCATAATCATGCGCGCAGCTTCGCGCGGATGCACAATAATGCTAGGGGTTTTGCTTGATGGATGTTCTTTGTGGTATTCACAACTTGCAGACGTAACCGTGCGCGCGTGCAAAGGTGGACAATTTGAAACTACGCGCATGCTTTTCGCGCGCGAAAAATATGCACATCGCTTTGTTTACCAACCTCCGTGCACAATTAAGCGCTCTTTGGCTTATTATGGATTTATTGGCGCATGCAAAGGTGGACACATTGAGCTATTGGATGCAATTTGCGCATGCGCGCGCAAGAATGAAAACATTGCGGACAATAACGATGAGATACGGATCTATGAACCATATGACGGAGCGTGTCTAATAGTAAACGCAGTACATAGCTATGGAACAGCAGGAAATCTCGCCGCGCTTTGTTACAATAACGCGCGCGTCCGCGAGTATTTCGCAAACTGTGGCGAAAAGTATGGACCAATATTGAGCGACAAGGACAGTTGGGCGTATGTCATACATGACATACTACTCAAGTCGCGCGATTTCGAATACTTCCTTGCAGCAGTGAACTCATCAAAGGAAGCATACGATATGTTACCAGAGGTCATTAGAAACCATATACTTTCCGTGATGGTACGCAAGGAAGCACACTACGGAGAAGAGTTGATATGTAAGTTCATCAAATACATGAATACGCGCGATTTGATTGATTTTAGGGCACAAAATGGGTATACGCGTATGACCATAATATTACCGCAATTATTTGACACGGGAGGAATGACAACTATGGTACATAGGCGCACGGTTTATTATGCCGCGCGCGCTCTTGCGCGCGAAGATTTACTGGCGATCGCAGCTTCCGCTTCGCCCAATGGGATTGCCCCGGATGGTTTCTGCGAAATAATGCACCGCTATGGCGCGAACCAACTCGCGCAAGTGAATGATCTATTCGGATTTGATTACTTCCGTGCGCCGGATGGCTACTATAAGCGCATGCTTGATCGCGAATCCACTTGATTTTTTTCCGCGCGGAAAAAATGAATCGCGCGTGCATCAATTATGGAATGGATACGCACTTGTATCAAACAGTCGCGCCTTTTATGCACATAAGGGATTTCTGGTCATTCATTTTCGCGCGCGCAAGCATTTCGCGCGATCTATTTGCGCGCGACATTGCGGTGGTTGTTGAAGCGCGCGCAAAACGGTGTTTGGAAACCATGTCATTCATTCAAAAGCGCGCGGCCGCCCGCGGATGCACTGTGATGCTTAGTCATACGCTTGATAGTTGTGAAACGTATCATAATGATCTCGCAAGTTTAGCGATGCGCGCATGCAAACATGCCCAGCTCGATGTCGCGCGCATGCTTTTCGCGCGCGAAGATCGCGCAATTGACTATGCATGTATACAAGCAACCACAACTATGAACACAAGAAAGCGCTCATTGGCATATTATGGATTTATTGGTGCGTGCAAAGGCGGACATATAGAACTATTGGATGCAATCTGTTCGTATAAGCGCGCCGATGAAGATATCGCGGAGCATGTGGATTGTGCCACGTGCGATTGCGCACTCGGGCGCGAAGTATACGATCTGCACGCGGGACATATTTTCCATAGCTATGGAACTGCAGGAAATCTCGCAGCGCTTTGCTATAATAACGCGCGCGTCCGCGAGTATTTCGCGAGTTGTGGCGAAAAGTATGGACCAATATTGAATGATGAGCAAAGCTATCCGTATATATCATTCAATGTGCTACTCAAAACGCGCGATTTCGCGTACTTTCGTGTCATGGTCGCGCATGAAAGGTTATCGCGAATTCGCACGGTATGGTTACTTGAAAAACTGGTGCGCAAAGAAGCGTACTATGGCGAAGACTTGATCAGCAATTTCATTGATTACATGTACGAATGTGATTCGCACGATATGGAATCAGGCAACGAAGGATTATATTTAAACCTGTCCGTCATATTACCACAATCCGCAACGTTCGGGTCGCACGCAACACACATGCGTGTGGTTTATCACGCATCGCGCACGCTATCTCCCGCGTGTATAATGACAATCGCTAATTATTGCAGATTGAGTGGATCGCCATCGTGTTTCTGTACAATAATGCACCGTTATGGTGCGAATAAACTTTCGCAAGCAGGCATAGATGATCTATTCGCAATTGGATACAATTGCGCACCAAATGATTACTATGAGAAAATACTCGCGCGCGAACCAATTTTTTGCGCGCGTTGTTACTCGCCCCAATTTAGCGAAAGTGGTGTAAGATGCGCAAAGTAATCAAAGAGACTCTCTGCCGCGCCATTACGCACCATAAATTCATCTAACGCGCGCACGTGCGTTTCGCGCGATGCCAATGTGCGCGCGCAATCGAGCACGCGGAATCGTCTTTGCGCGCGCTCAATGGGAATTGGTTTTGCGTGCGGAACTATTACTACCGTTCGCACCAACTCGCGCGCCTCATCGCACACGTCGCGCATCACAGTGCGTACATCTTTTGCGCGACAATTCTCTACAATCGCAAATAAGCTATCCGCGCGCACATTTGCGCCTGCGAAATATTGATCGCCAATCACTTTGTGACCAATAAATCGCAATAACGGCATTACCAAGTCTTGCGCGAATCCGCGAAAAAGTAATTGAACTTGTGGTGCAACTCCTGGCGCCTGAATAACGTGTGCAAACCAACTCGCGACATATTGCGCGCGATCGCTACTTCCCGCGCACCATATTTCGCAAATAAAGCGCGCGACAGGTGTTACATCAATTCGCGCGAACGCGCGCGTAAATGCGCAATGATGCCATCCGCGCCAGTAATTGAATGCAGATGCCGCGCACGTGCGTGGAGGTGGCGCGAATTCGGCACTTGCGTACACTAAGTCTGGTTCGCGCGCGAAAACGTCAAGAGTCGCGTTCTCTAGCACGCACGTTGCGTCTGCGTCGAATTTCGCTGGTATAACGGATGTACAGAGCGCGTCCGCAAATGTTGTCGCGCGCGTCAAGCTTATTCCTTCTTTGATGCGATTTCGCGCGATAAAATACGTATCTGCAACATTCGCGCGTACGAGCGCGATATTGTGCGCGACAAATGTGCGAAAGAGAACGTAACCTTCGCGCGATGTGAAATCGAATTTGATTCTTTGGATAAAATCAAATGACCACTTGCCTACAATATTGCGGATTGGCGCGACAGCGCGCGCAATTGTGTATACGATTTCGCATTCGCGCGCGTTCGTTCGCGCAAGTATGCGATCTGGGCAGAGCAAAAGACAATATGATCCCGCGACTGGAATTGCGCGCGTTATGCCCATTGCAGTATCAAATAGATCTTCGGCGCATCGCGTTGGCGAATCTTGTTCACCGAGTTGCGACCATGTATTCGCCACAAGTTGCACAACATGCTCACTTTCAAGGCGCGCAATGCGCAAATGTCTGCTTTCGCACCAATGATCAATGGTATCGCGCGCTTCTTCGCCATAAGTACTAATAATCGCGCGCCACGCATCCGCGCGCGTTTTGTTTTCGTCATCCATCTATACAATTTGCGCACACATTATTTTGAATTTGCGCGCGGATTGTATCACATGGGTAAGGCGCATCGCGCAGAAAAGATAATAGCGGAGATGTATCCATCAATTACATGCAACCAACTCAAGCACTGGAGAGATACTGAGGGATGGTGCGTGGCGCGGATGATAAGCGCACATGTTGTTCAATTCGCGCGCGCCCGCGCGCCACTTACGCATACAGAGCGCGCGAATAATTTGTTTACGGGTATATCGCGCCCAAGACAGCGCGTTGCCGCGTGCAAGGTCTTACTTTGTCCGGATTGCATACTCGCGCGCGAAAGTGTGACACATAAATATCGCGTTGTATCGCTTGTTCTGCATACATCGCCAATTCACAATCGCGCAGGTAAATGGAGCGTTGAAATGATCAACGCGAATCCTCTTTCTACACTAGAAGATTATGTTGTATTTCGCTCTCTTATCGCGCACAATATCGCGCGTGTTGTTGTGACACCAGGCGTTGAGTATTTCATCGTGCGAACTATGCGCGCGCGATCTGTGCATTTAGCGCGCGTTGATTCACTTGCGGAAGTTTTATCCGCGCACGTTAATGAAGCCATTGATGTTTTTCACTGCGAACCACATTTAACTTATTCTGACGCGGAATTCGCGCCAGATCGCGAGGAGAATGACCCCGCGGTGTTTAACTATTGGCGCGGATGGAAGCTGGATAACGAGATCCACAACCAACGCGCTACCAGAATCCCAATGGCGAGTATTGAACCGATTTTGCGCTTTATTAAGTGCGTTTGGGCAGCATCTATTGCAGCTCGAATGTCGCGCATTTTACACCACTTTGCGCATATGATCCAACATCCTGGCAAAATATCCGCGTATCATCTAATATTTCGCGCATTTCCGGATGAGTTAGTATATCCGCTCTTGAAATTCATCGCGCGATCCATTGTCGGCGAATACTACGAGCCGTACACTGAAGGCGCGCGCTTGCGCATAGATTGCTTATTCACAATTGTGCGCCATTGTCACGTGACGACCGATCCAGTGATGCTCGTGGCGCGCAATGGCGCGCGACTAATTCGCGCACGCTTTGATAAATACACGCGCGTTATTTTCCTCGCACAACACAATAGCTCGACGATAGGAGCCGCGACCAACGGAAGCTCGATTCGCGCGGAAATAGACGCATGGCACTTATTTGAAATCAAATACGCGCCCATGGAACACACGGAGGATCTTCAGTGCGCGATGCGCAGCGCACTGACGAAGAAAAACGCGCGCGCATTATTTGCTTATTTTCAGCAATACAAATTATCCAAATAGAATCGCGCGATTTGCCTTTTTTTGCGCGCGGATAATTTGAATTTGTGCGTTGGCCATATACTGGGAGCAATTATGGAAGCACACTTGACACCAAACGCGCGCCAAATACTAGAGAAGCGCTATTTGCGCACGCAAGCCGGGAAATTAGAATCAATTGCGGATTGGGTCGCGCGTATCGCGCGCGGTGTCGCAATGGGGTATTCGCGCGATGACGCGCGCGACGATTGTGCGCGCGATTTCGCACAATTGATGAACGATATGCTATTCATTCCGAACACACCGTGCCTAATGAATGCGGGAACGCAACTCGGACAACTTGCAGCTTGCTTCGTACTCCCAATTAAGGATAACATGGGTGGCGATGATGCTGGCATATTTATGACATTGCGCAACGCCGCGCTCATTCAGCAAACCGGTGGAGGTGTGGGATTCGATTGGAGCGCATTGCGCCCAAAAGATGATCATGTTGCATCAAGCGGAGGTAAAGCAAGTGGACCAGTGAGTTTTCTGCGCATTTACGATGCGGCATTTGGCGGAATTGCGCAAGGTGGATGCTTAACGCGCGATACTTTGGTGATGACAGATCATGGATTGCTGCGCTTGGATGAGATAGTTGATACTCGCGCGATCGGCTGGATCGAAGGACACGATTTTGGGTGCGCAGCAACGTTCGCGGGCCCTCGTACAATCGTGCGCACATTCGCGCACGAATGCGCACCAATTTATCGCGTCGTTCTAGAAAATGGTCTTACGATCACTGGGACCGCGGAGCACAAAGTGCGCGTTCTTTCGCCAGATGGAGGAGAATGCTGGAAACATGTGCGCGATCTGACGAGTGATGATTTCGCGCTACTTGTTCTAGGGCAATATCGCGGATGCGAACAACAATTTGTTGTCCCAATAGGGGATACTTATCCGCGCGAATACATCACTCCAACTTTTGCATACGTCATAGGGCGCGCGGATAATGTGAATGATGGCGCAAATGACATAACATTCAACGTGCGGCGTGAATCTTTCATTGCGTCGCATTTGCGCAATATTCTGCCAGATATATTCCCAGGTTGCGCGATTCATTCATGCGCGGGCACTAGCGATACAACAGAGATCATTGCTGTTAATCGCGCGGGTCTCAGCGCGTTTCTTCACGCAAACAATTTTGATGTGAGCCACCGTGTACCCGCGATCATTAGGCGCGCGCCTCGCGCAGTCGTTGAGCAATATTTGCGCGGCTTATTTGGAGATGGGTCTTGCTTCTTTACGCCATACGAAATGTTCGCGCGCGAAATTGCGACACTTCTCATTGGGACCGGATGTCTTTGCACGCTCAAAGAAGAGGGCGTGCGCGCATGCTGGAGCATTCGCATTGATTCGCGCGTGGATGCGTGTGTGCCAATGCGCGTGCGCGCGATAGAGTTCGCAGGAGAAGATTGCACGTATGATCTGGAAGTCGCGGATAACCACACGTACATTGCGAATGGTGTATATGTCAGCAATTCGCGCAGAGGCGCGAATATGGCTGTTCTGCGCGTAGATCATCCTGATATTGAAGAATATGTGGATTGCAAACAAAACACAGAGAGCACACTCACGAATTTCAACACAAGTATTGCGCTCACTGATAAGTTTATGCGCGCGGTTTGCGATGGCGCGCCCTTTGATCTCGTAAATCCGCGCGATGGCGTTGTCGCGCGATCTGTTGATGCGCGCGCCCTTATGTCGCGCATCGCGCATTGTGCGCACGCAAATGGTGAGCCTGGAGTGCTATTTATTGATACTATCAATGAAGAAAATCCAGTGCCCAACTTGTATACTATCTGCGCAACTAATCCGTGCGGCGAACAAGCACTAGGACCATATGAGAACTGTTGTTTGGGCCATGTGAATCTCGCGCGTCACTGCGACGATCGCGGAATTATGCGTTGGGATCAACTTGATGCGACGGTTCAGCGCGCGGTTAAATTCCTTGATTGTGTCGTATCTGCGAACAAATATGTTCCTGCAGTTCCGCAATTGCGCGAAGCAGCGCTGCGCTCGCGGCGTATTGGTCTAGGATTAACGGGTCTCGCGGATGTGTTTGTGCGCGCGGGAGTAACATATGGATCTCCACTTTCTGTGGCCTATGCCGAGGTTATTGCCATGCGTATGCGCTTTGCGGCGCTAAAGCAATCCGCGATACTCGCGCAAGAGCTAGAAGCGTTCGAAGCGATAGATGGAAGTATATGGGATCACGCGCGTCTTGCCGCGACACTCGCGCACCTTTACGCGCGCAAAAATGAGACCATGGAGTTTGTGCGCGCGCAATCTAACTGTGACGATCCACTTGCGCGCGATTTAACGATTGCGGCGAATAGTCCCGCGATTCTATCCCGCGATGAGCTGTATGCGATGATTGAAGAACATGGTATACGCAACGCATGTCTCATGTCAGTCGCACCAACAGGTACAACTTCTATCATTTTGGGCGTTGATGGTTATGGATGCGAGCCAATATTTTCGCTATCGTACAAGCGCAAGACAAATGATGGAGCGCAAATGTCATTCTGCGTTGAATTAGCGCGCGAAACGATCGCGCGACATTGCGCGCCAGAGCGGCGCGTGCCGCTCATGGAACTAATAGCTGCGGGGCGCGATCTTCCTGCCGAAGAGTTGCGCGTAAACGCGCACTTGCGCGCGCTTAATGCGACTGCACTCAAAATCGCAGCGGAAGATCATTTGAAGGTGCAATGCGCACTTCAGAAGTGGGTTGATAATAGCATTAGCAAAACGATAAATTGCGCACCAGAAACGACTGAGAGTGACGTACAAGACATGTATTTGCGCGCGTGGCAAAGCAGACTGAAAGGCATCGCAATTTACCGCACGGGATCGCGCAAACTAGAGGTGCTAACTGCGCAAAAATCGGTCGCAGTGCCAAAAAAGAAGCGTCCGTCGCTCGTTTCGGGATGCACGTGCAAATGCGAAACTAGTTTTGGTCAGGTATTTACAACAGTCAATTTCAGCAATGATGACACGCACGATCCCTTTGAGGTATTCGTGACTGTTGGTAAATCAGGAACAGAGGTACAAGCGGGAAGTGAAGCAGTTGGACGCTTGATAAGTCTTATTCTGCGCTTGAATGCGGGCTTATCGGCGAGCGCGCGCGTTGAGCACGTAATCGCGCAATTGCGCGATATTGGTGGATCTCGCGATCATCGCGATCCCGGAAGTAAAAGATTGGTGCGATCGATTCCAGATGCCGTGTCAGTTGCGCTGGAGGAGATTATGGGCGCGACGAATGGAGCCGCGACGGCCAATGAAAGCGCATCGCGCGATTATTGCCCGCAGTGCCACAAGATGTCACTAATTCGCGCGGAACGTTGCTCGCATTGCGAAGAATGCGATTATTCCGCGTGTTAATTGGTCACAATAACTTTTTTTTCGCGTAACAACTTTTGAATTTCGCGCACCGCAAATATAAGATGGCGACGGATGGTCTCGCGCAAGTTATCGCGCAATGTGCGGTTCTAGAGAATGAAAGTATGGAAAGCGACGCGCGAATGCGCGCGTTACTCGCGCGGCATTACGGGGAGCGCGATATTGATGTGATATTACCAACAATTCGCGAGTTTTGTAATGCATGCGCACCTGGCGCTCTCCCAAGACTTTTGCAAATGGTTGGATTCATTCAAGAGATGCAAGATGCATTTCTTATGCGCATTTGCGCGCGAATTCTGCGCGTACGCGGGCGAAAAAATAATCAACAAGATGATGATCTCGCAACGCTCATGGATAACCTAACGATTTAGTCGCGCGAGAATTCGCGGCATCATATCATTAATTCGCGCGAAGAGTGTTTCGCGCGAATTATTGTTGTTAAGTTCGAAATCTGCGACGATTGAATCGGCAGCATATTCCGATATATGCACATCTGTTTGCGACGCGCAAACTCGCGCGCGCACAATACGTACTAGTACGCCATTTGCGCGCGCAATAACTTTTGCTTCATTCGGAAAGCGAATATCAGATACGACAACTCGCGCGGACGCGCTCGCGATGCGAGATGCGAGAGCGCGCGCCCAAATATCTGCGCCAATCGCAGGATAGTGTGCGCCAAGCGTATCGCGAAATAGAGAAGTTCCCACGAATTGCATCATTTCGCGCGGCGATGTGCCCCAATTCGCGTCAATTTCCTCTTTTAGCGCGCCATCAGTCTGTTCGCGCGAATACGCGAAAATCGCGCGCATTGCTTCCTTGAGAGGGTCCGCAACTGCAATCTTAGTAAAACCATGCGCGCTGCATAGATAATCGGCAGTAGTATCCTTACCCGCGCGACTCTTTCCAATGAGACCAATGACTAGCGGCTTTTGCATGTATATCCGGAAGTCGCGCATTCAAAAGAAGAAAAAATGAATTCTTGCATTGAAAATACAAACATGACAACCACTTGGTCTGACATAGTTAACGCACGCGGTCTCTGGGAACTGAAAGGCATCAAGTTTGAGTTTCTTAGGAGACTCAACGACGCTAGTCACCTGTCCGCGGCCGCCCAGCAAATCTTTAACGAAGAACTTGAAACTGCGGATCTGCCGATTGGTCTTTGCGTTCTTCGCAAGCTCGATTATCATCACATCATGCTCAGCCAGCATGACTTCATGATGACTGCATTCAGCATCGAAGACGCGTTTGGTCTATCGCTCGCAGACATGATGATCGCCATCATGGAAAACGCGCTCGATGTCGCGCGCTCCATGGGACACGAAGCGAACGTGTTTATGGACGAGCGCAACATTCTCGTGCTCGCGGCGCACGAGAACATGTGTTGCCGCGCAGTGAACCCAGATGCGTGGGCCGAAGACGCAGATGGGCTCGCTGCAACACTTGCGTCTCTGTCCATGCGCGAAAACGCATTGACACATGATGAGCAAGTGCTGTATGATGCTTGTCTCACCATCAAGCAGGCAGAAGAGCGCGAGTTGGGTATGCGCGTTTCGCGTCTGGCAACAGATGACGAGTAAGCGCGCGAGAGATGGGGAAAAAAGTTTCTTTTTTTGTCGCGACCAACGAGAGCGCGACAATAGGAAGCGCGACCAGCGGGGTCACATGCGCAATTCCGCGATTCCGCAATTGCGCGCATCAACTTGGTACATTGGATCTGCGGTTCCCCACGCGCGCGCAATATTTGGTGGAAGTGTAATCTTGAGAGGCGTTAGGGTGCGCCTAGCGGCACATCCCGCGCGAATTATGTGCACAATATTCGCGCTAACAGATTGCGCGCAGTCATCCAGGCGCGCGTCCGCGCACACTATGAGTTCGCGAACATTCACTCCGAGAACAAGCTGTGCGGGCAGGAAAATCGTGTTGCGATGAACCAAAACTATTGCAACTTTCGCGCAATTCAGCAGCGTATTCGCGCGCGTTTGTGGATATGAAGCAATGCATGTATCAGCCATTGTGAGTCGTTGTATATTGGCGCGTAAATACTCTAATGGAAAATGAATAAGACGCGCATCAAATCATATTATAGCGCGATGGCTGTGAACACTTGCGGAAATTTGCGCATGATCATCGGACCAATGTTCTCCGGTAAATCGTCTCTAATGACGAGTTCCGTTGAACGGTACAGTTATGCGCGCAAAAAGTGCATCATTATCAAGCACTTGAATGATCAAAGATTTGGTGAAGAGTGCGCGATTCGCACGCACGATGGATTCACGCATAAGATCGTTCCAGTAGTATATGCGGGCGATCTGAACGGAGCGCGCGATTCATTTGAGAATCACGATGTCATTGGGATTGATGAAATACAATTCTTCGCGATGTATAATACCGAACATGCCGCGTATGTAGTTGACGCAATTGAAGAGTGGGTTACGCGCGGTAAAACAATTATTTGTGCAGGGCTCGATACAGATTGGGAGCGCGCGCCATTTTGCCTTATTTCGCAACTAATTGGTCGCGCGCATTCTGTAACAAAGCTACTTGCTATTTGCGCAGATTGTGGCGCAGATGCTCTCTTTACCGCGCGCACGAAGACCGCTGAGGACGATTATCGCAATCCAGTGGGTGGCAAAGAGAAGTATATTGCGGTATGTCGCGAATGTTATAATTTGCGCCGCAAGTGAGCGTGGTCTATTTTCCGCGCGCGAAAAATTGAATTTGCGCGCATAATTATACTTACTAGATGGCAACAGCAATAGATGATATGGTAACCATCATTGGGGACGATGAGAAGCCCATAATTGTACGCAAAATAGATGCGTGTCAATGTGGACTGATCAAGGGCATGATTGAGGAAGTGCACGACGAAACGGGCGCGATTCCAATAAAGGTCTTTCCCGCGCATCTGATTACGCTCGCAATGCGTTTCTGCGCTCTCTTGAGTGAGAATGAAGGACACTGGACGACGTTCAATGGACCGGACACGGTGTATGAGCCATGGCAAGACGCATTTCTCGCATCAATGGGCAATGTGGCCGCAATGGATCTCTTCCCAGTTGCGAGTTATCTGAACATCCAACAACTCATTGACCTCACAGCGTGCGCAATTGCGCGCCAACTGCGCGGTCTTAATTTGGATGAAATGCGCGTTGTAATGCGCTGCGAAAAGACGCACGGCTTCACAGCGGAAGAAGACGAAGAGAACAGAAAGCTGATTGCGTTTCTTCAAGGAATAAAATGAATTTTTTGCTTCTGAAGTAACTATGATGAAACAAGCATACACTCTCAACAGCAACCTTGCGAAAATCATCGAAGAGCGCTCGCGTCTCATCCCAGACACGCCCGCGCGCTTCGTTGACATGGACGTCTATAAGATCCAAGACGAACTTGACGCGGATTCCGCGAAGTTTGATAACGGAGAAGCACCACCAGGATGGGCTACGCGCAACAACTTTTCCGTGCGAATCGTTGCGCGCGAAGAAGCTATACGCATCGCAGTCGTGACATCCATCATTGAGTGCCTGAGACACCCAATGATGATTTGGTCATTTAACGCAAACGCGATCTCGCGCGACTCGTACATTGAGCTCAGTCGCGCGTATCCATCCATCGCACGCGCGCGCAAGATGGAGATTTGCGCGCGGATGCGCGATGTAGT